TCCACCTTTCCACAGCGTGGCCACCGAGCGACTGGCGTTCTTGCAGCCGACGAGCCGCGCCCTGTAGCGGTCGACGTAGCGCAGGAAGGCATCGATCGCGGCGGGACCGTCGCCCATCAGCGCTTCCGTGGTGTCATTGCCGTCGTCTTCAAATCCAACGTCAATACCCGCCATCCGCCCCATCTGGAGCAGGCCGCAGAACTGCGAGCCGACACGCCGAGCTCGCGCGTTGCCTGCCGACTCGACACGGATGAGCGCAAGCACGGTCTGCACGTCGACACCCTCGATGTCGTAATCCTCGAGCGCGGCCTGCACGTCGTCAGCCCATTTCAGAACGTTGTCCCTCACGACTCCCCCTTTAAAATGTCAGCAGCTTGGCTCAATCGCAGGTCAACCGAATCGGCTTTGAGGTGTGCGGTGTCGACCTCATCTTTCAACCTCGGGTCACCGGGTCGAACCAGTTCAACGTGCGGCGGATAGATTCCCCGTCGTCGGACTGCCCAATTGCCATCGCCTTTGTAGGTGCCGAGGATCATCGGGTCGTCGTCGGGCGTGTCCCAGCCGAGCGGTTGGCCGTCGCCGTACGGAACCTTCACGCCAACACTCCCGTTGTTAAATGAAAGAGCGGAGCGGATGCTTACTCGGTTGCCTGCAATGTCGGTATATTGCGCGCAGTTGGACCCAATCCACGTCACGCCGTGGGATTCTTGGCACACGGGGCGTGCGTCGTTCTCGGCGTAACACGAAATGAATGCACTGTAGTTTGCTGGGCCTTCGACGATGTAGCCGCCATCGGGGCACGCGTGAAGCATGTGGCCTATATGCGTGTTCCCGAGGAAGCTGGACTCTACAATGCCGCGCTTGCATCCCGACACATTCAGCCGTTCGTAGCTGCCCCCGTTGCTGTCGCGACCATTGATGAGCACGCCGGTCGAGAAGTAGAGGTTGCCGATGATGCGTAGGTCAGCGACGCGCGTGCCGTTGCAGTTGTACTCACCGCTTGACGTGTCGACGCGGACGCCCGTCCCCGCATATTCAATTTGACCGCCGAGGATGCTGATGTCTGCGCCCTGAACGTCGATTGCAACGCCATCGTGGACCCAATCGGGGTTGGACGAACCGCCCGCCTCGTATCGAATGGCCGCGCCTTCAATCGTCGAGCCTTGTGCGCTTGCCGTGAACCGGATGGCGTCGACGCCCTTGGCCACCTGCAACGTCGTCCGGCTTGCGTCGATGCGGACCGGCTCGTCGATGACGATGGTCTCGCCCTCGTTGATCTTGAGCGTGCCTTCGGGCCACACCACGCGGCGCGGCTGGCGGTTCTCGTATGCGCCTGGTGACAAGTGGTCGAGCATCAGGTCCCCCCGTTGTAGAGTGCGGTCACGTTGGCGGCTGTGGCTGCCGTGCTACCAAAAGTAACCTCATCGAGCGTGCCATCGTAAAAACGAGACGTGTCGTTGTAGGCGGCGAGCGAAAACTGACGAAGTTGAGCAGTATTTACTGGCGTGATAGCGACGCTATCGGCGAGCGAACCATTGAGGTAAAGGCGCATCGTCGAACCGTCCCCCGTAATAGCGACATGGTAAGTCGTGCCAAACGTAATTGACGTTGAGGCAGTGAAATCATTTGATCCGTTGGCAAATCTGGCGGTTAGTGTTCCGGCAGTAACTTCAAGCGCTAGGCCCGGAAGAACTGACCCGGTGGTGTTCGCAAAAACCGCATCGATACCTGAATTGCTATCAACATTTACCCAGCACGATGCGGTAAAGACCCCTGTGCGGTGAATGTAATCAAACAAAATCGAACCGCTAAAACTCACGTGATCGTTTGAACCATCAAAATCAACCGATGTACCTCCACCGCTTCCACCAGCCAGCAGGGTTGAGGCGCCTAGCGTTGGTGCGTTTACGTATGTAGCGTCAAGCGTGCCGCTTGCGTCTGCGGCCGTGGTCCCGCTCGTCTCGTCGAGGCGGTAGTGGGCGACGATGTTGCCCGCTCCGAGTGTGGCGACCACGGTGTCGGTGTAATAGTCGGGATCGCTCGCGGTGAACTTGGCACACGAAATGTCTTGGTTGACCGTGTCGTTGAACGTGAGCGCCAGCGCCGTGGAGTCGTCAAACTTCACGTTCTGCGCGGTCGTGTCGTTGAACACGATATCGACGTTCTGGGTCTCACAACTCATCAGTGCACCGTCTCGCTAACGGAGATCTTACCCTGATACGTCTGGACCTCGGACGACACGGTGAGCTGAAAGCTGTAGTCGTGTCGGCCTGCGGTGATGCTGGTGTCGGACGTGCCAAGGTCGACGGTCACAACGTTGTTGCTTCCCCCGCCGCCGACCGTGACTTGACTGTCGGTTTCGGCAAGGTCAATTAGCGTTGTGCCGCCACTCGAGGTGACGACGAATTCACACGTAGCCGAGGACGTATCGACAGCAGTAGAGCCGTCGGTGGTCACGGTGAATGTGAACGTGGCCGTGTCCTTCGCCACGATGTTGAGAGTGGATGCGGTGGGCATGTAGCCTCCTGTTACCGCCATCACGGCGGTGATTGTATGTTAACAGCCTACGGTGTCGGCGGCAACTCCGAGGCAATTGCATGCTTCTCGTGTACGCACCACGTCAGCAGGTTTGCAGTTGCGGAGGTGGCACGAAATTCCATTTTGTATGCAAGATTGCGTTTAGCGTTTGCGGTGCTATCGCCTTCAAACGTGCTTGCCCATGATGTGTTGGTCGAGTTCGTGGCCCATGCCGACGTGGAGCCGGACTGGCTTGTCGTCAACGTCAGAAGGTCGGTGTTCGTGTCGAGCTCAACGATGGTCAATTTCGCATCGACCTGAAACCCGAAAATTTGAAGCTCGATATCCACGACATCGGCAAGCCCGTTGGTCAGCAATCGGAGCAATTGCGACGTTGGAAACCACGTGTCGAGGTCTTCATCACCCGCCGTGGAGTTCACCTGCGTGTAGGTCGTGCTGGTGGTCGTCGCGAAGTTGGAGAAATACGGCCCTGGCACGCGCGCGCCGGTATGAGCGAATGCGTAGTTCTGCGTTCTCACGACGTTGCGCCACTGCCTGCCCGTCGCAATCTTGAGGCTTGCGCCATCAAGTGCGCTTGGGAGTGTCGGTTCGGCTGGAACGGTCTTGGCCATTAGTCGCCCTTCGCGAAGACTGAGTAACCTGCAATGTTGGTTCGAAAATTACCGGCAGTGGGATTGAAGAAAACCGACCGAGTGAAAGTGTACTCAAACTCCATCGGTCGGCTGTGGCGCGTCGTATTGAGGCTTGTGTTTACCGGGACCTCAACGCGGATAGAGCGCAACGGCTGCAACTCACCCTCAAATATCTGCGAGTCGCGAAGGACCGTGCCCGAGTCGAATTCAATCGTGTACAGCGGGTCTGAGTATGACGCGGGTGAAAACGTGTAGCTTCGGGTTGAGGAACTTGCCGTGCCGATGGTCGTCGCGTCGGCCCAACTGGAATCCCCATTGTCGAGGATCTTGAACGAGACCGTGAGATCCACATCAGCGCGCAATCCTTCGGTTCTGTTTATCGTTTTGATTGCTATCAGCATGTAAGCCACGAGCCGATCGTTGCCCGCGACGCCGTTCTGCAAAACGCCATCCATCATGATTTCGGAACGGCTATCTGTACTCCACCCGTAGAAGGTCTGGCCGTCTACATTTTCTGTATTGGCGCGCCGCCCTGTAGGCCCGATAGCGACAAGTCTGGGCCGCGTGTAGCACTGCCGAGCCGCAACGAATTGCTTGATAGCTGTGAGGCTGTACACGGGCTCCTGAGCTTTCAGCGATACTGCCGCAGGACTACCGGCCACCGATGCATTGCGATTAATCCTGACGCTCGTTCCCCTAATCTGGAGGTACCAGAGCTCATAGACGCTCAGGACAGTCGAGTCCGACTCGCCCGACGCCGGTGGAGGGTATGTCGTCGCCTTAGTGGACGATGCGGTCAGCACGTCGTACTCGATGCCGGTGTCGTCACTGACCAAGCACCGCGTTGTGAGTGCCGCAGGAGAACTAAAGCCTGTGCTAAATGAGAAGCCGTTGTCGCGAATCTGGTTGGCCGTGACGTTACTACCCGTGTCATCGCTCAGGTCGGACTGTATCCACACCTCGAGCCACACTTCACGCGTGCGCCCGAGCCACGGCCCGCCGAGGTCGACGGTGCCCTCGTAGTCGGTCAGCGTCGTGACGCTGGTAAAGCTGGTCTCAGTCGAGCCGAGCCGCGTCTCATTGCCCGCCCGCGTCGAGTCGGGAATCACCACGCGCAACTCGAGGTCGACGCCAGAGCCCGCCGAGTCTTCCGACTCGCAGGTATAGGACATCGTGAACGTGACCGACGTATCCCCATAGTTGAGCTCAAGCGGGAACGTGAAGATCTTCGACTTGTTGCGGCTTGCGTAGATACGATCGGTTGAGGCGAGGGTGGTACTCGAGCTATCGCCAATCAGGGGCACCGAGGCGGAATCATAGCCCGTCTGCACGTACCTCGAGTTGCTCGAGACGGCCTGCTCTACGAAGACGTCAAGCGGCTGGTCCCCCGCTGCCGAGTCTTCGACTACGTTATCGTCAAGCCCCCTGTATGTCGTGCCGTCAAAACTCATCCGTATTTGTGCGGGTCCTCATCGGCTGCGCCGAGATTGGAACCGTCCTCGCTGAGGTAGAAGTAAACGTTATCGCCGGCACCAGTCACAACGCCCGAGTTTGCGTAGCCGTCGTAAGGTGCCAGGCGGACGATGTCGCCGGCTGCTGGCGTCACTGCAAACGCGCCTGAGACCGTGATACTCGTTGCGGTTATTGCGGATATGACGTTGGCCGAATCGCCATCGCGGTAATCGCCCGTCTGATCGAAGAGATAGATCTCATCGCCAACCGTGAAAAATGACGTGTCGTTACTCGCCGCGTGAAATGCGTTCTGCTCCACGTTGATAACCGTCGTTGTCGAGCTCGCCGCCACAACCGCCGCAGGCGCACGCCATTGGATAATCTCGCCGGTAGCCCGCCCTTGCAGGAGTAGCGTCAGCGTATACGTCAGCGTCTCGACGTCGACGTCTCGGCCGATGATGAGCCCGGTTAGCGCCAACACTCGGTCAGCCTCAATCGCAACACGCGAACCCGCCGAGTTGATAATCCACGCCTCTTCGACCTCGAGGTCTTTCGGCGAGATGATCTTACCGATTGAGAAGTCAAAGCCGCCGATGTCGGGGTCGGCGAATTTCAGCACCATGCGCGGGATCTGGTAGGCGCCTGCGGTGGCTCGAGCCTCCAGCAGTGCAAACGCGCCCGCCGCTTCGTTCACGCCAGTGCGCCGAGGGCCATACGGGATGATGTATTCCTGCACCCTCTTGTCCGCAAAGAGCCGGTTGCGCACCGAGTTTTTGTTGCTCAATGCGGGGCCGCGCACCGTCAACGTGGCGTCATCTTCCCACGGTGTCTGGCCGATCTTGCCAACTACTTCGTCCACGCCGTCTTGACGTGATGCCAGGTATTTCAACATCGGCGGAATCGGCTTCGGCTGCTCGCTGAGATAGAAGTCACCGATACCAAAGTTGGTGTTGAGCACACCCGCATTCAGCTTGCCGCCATCGCTCACGCCGAGGAAAAACCCGAACGGCCGCAGGCAATAGTCGCGGATGGTCTCCCAGATGTTGAACTCCTCGCCGTCGAATCCCAGCACCATGCGCTCGACGCGGTAGTCCGGATAGCGCGCAATCAGCGTCTCGAATGACGTGACGTCAACGTACTCCTTTGGTAGCTGCATCGATGAAGCGCCGTTGAGCACGTCGTAGTCGGCTTGTGTGGCCGTGGTGTTGGTGCTGCTAAGCATGAACGCCAGCGCAATCGCGAGCGGGTGGAATGGATACTCGAGTTCACGCGTAGCGCTCACGCCATCGGTGACCATCGCGGCCTTCGCCGTGCCGTCGTCGTTGATGAGGCTCGCATCTTCGCCGTAGTCGATCACCAGCAGCTCGTAGATCTCCTCGTACGGCTCGGTTTGAAATCGTTCGTTGTCGAACTCTTCGACATTGCCCGAGAATGTGCGGGAAAACCGACCAAATGACGCAAAAAACGCATCGGCGCTCAGGTCATATTTAGCGTAGGCGATAATCTCGTCTTCAAACTGCAACGAAATGAACGGGTCGGCCTCGCCGGACTTGAAGACCTGGCTACCATCGGCAATCGTCTTGAATACCAGAACGCCAAGCGCGCCGTCTCGGAGTCGCCGGAAGCGACCGATGCCGTCGAGGTCAGGCTGACGCGCAAGATTGGGCGAACCCCGGAAGACTCGAGCTCGTTGCAGCACGCCGTAGAGTTCGATCCCCTGCACCTCGAGTGTGGTACCCTCATCGTTGGTCATCAAGTCATCCACAAACCCGCGCCAGATGATCGATTCGGTGCCGCTGTTCTCGTCGTACAACACGAGGTTGAGGTTCCTGTAACGAATCGATTGCGGCTTGGTGTAGATCAGTTCGCCAGACGCGTGATATTGCGCCACACTCGAGTAGAAGCCGCGTGTAGCCGGGTAGAAGTCGCTGCCGGAGTTGTACGTCCCCAGAAGAATAGCCTCGTCTCCAAGCCATATCACGGTGTCGGAGAGCGTCGTTACTGCTGTACCGTCGAGGTCCTCGATGCTGACGGTGCTGGCGCTTGCGCTGCGCTCGGCGGCGAGCCGGTACTCCGCGGCACTTGCTTGACTGGTCAACGTCTCGGCCACGGTGTCCGTAAACGCCAGCGAGAAGTCGAATGGCGACGCATCGAAACCTCCGCTTACCGGGTCGACCTCAACCCCCACGGATTGCGGCGCCCGAGTGAGGCACTGCACCCAATTGTAATCGGTCGTGCCCGTAGGAGGTGAGCCATAGCACCACGCGGTCCCGCCCGACTTGGACGTATCCGTTCCGTATCCGCCTACCACCATGCCGACTGTGCGTAAGTATTCCATCAGTGGCCAAAGCTTGAGGATTCAAGGAAGAGGTCGCCCGTGTCGATCGTGTAGTACTCGCCGCCTGAGCGCGTCATGTCGACGACGTTGAGGTAATCCATCATGCGCTTGTCATCGATGAGCCGCACCGCCTCCCAATTGTTGCCGAGGTCAACGCGCTCGTCACCGTCGCCGTGGATAATGAGCACCGGCTCGAGTTTCCTGAGCCCGTCGTTCCACACCGTCTCGAATGCGTTGTGGGTGTCTCCCGGGGCGAGCCTGCCAACCGAGGCATACAGACTCGAGGTTACGTCGCCCTTGGCGCGGTCTTCGAAGATGTGCGCGGCGGGGACTTGCTCGTAGATGATGCGGCGGTTGTCGTCTCGGTTCCAGGTGACGACGTAGGCATCAGCGGGCCGGTCATGCGAGCGCTTGGAGTTGCGCACCTTGCGCGAGCTCTTGCGCGTGGCCTCACCACCATACTCGTTGTAACTCATCCACTGCCCGTAGACCGTCCATTTGCTGTCGATAAACTCGGTGGCGTCGGGAGCTACGGTCGACGTGCTGCTGTCGGATGATTCAAAGCCGAACCAACGCGGGTCCATCGTGAAATCGGAGTCATCCCAATCGATGGTAAACGTTTCGCCTGCGCTTGAGAGCCGAACGCCTGCGCCCACCTGCTGGTAGGACAGCGTAGGTGAGACCGCCGTGAACGTGTACGCGTCGTTGGCGGTTCCCTGTGCCGCGATGGCGTCGGAGATCTCCTTGTAGAGCCCGGGGTACGTGCTGTTCTCACTGGCGTGCAGGTAGTACGTGCCCGCCGTCAACGTAACAATGACCTCACCGCCGCCCGTCGTTTCGTTGAGCCGGAACTTATTGTTGCTCGAGGTAAGCGTGATGGGAGCAAGCCACTTGTCGACACCGTAGATCATCGCGCACCTAACCCGCCGCTAGAACGGCTATCACGTTGGACTGATTCTCGAGCCCGCCTGCGCATCTCAGGCGTCGGCGGAAACGTCGACTGAAACACAAACGTGTCGCCGGCTCGCTGGCCTTCAAACGCGCCTGAGCTTGCGCCTGCTGCCGCGCCCCGTGCCACACCGCGCCCACGTGAGCCCGTCGTCGTGCCCGCGCTTGCACCGCCGCCTCCTCCTCCTGCACCACCAGCGATGGCGAAAAACTGCGCCGCCGCCACACCGTGCCCGATAGCGCCTGCGACGTTACCGCTCGCCGCTGCCGCCACCGCTTCCGCCGTCTCCATCGCACCACGAAGGCCTGCAATCTGCCGCTCGCTCGCGCCCGCCATATCGGCCACAGCGACCAAGCCCTGTGCTCCTGCACGGATTGCGGAGTTACGTTCTTTGAGCGCCTGAGCTTCATCACGCGCGGCCTCTTCGCCCTTGCGTTGCTTGGCTGCCCTAGCCTCTTCCTTTTGCGCCAACACCGCTTCACGTGCCGCTCTGCCCTTCTCCGCAATCGCTTGCGCCGTCGCCTCTTGCTCCCGCCTCGAGTCTTCCAGAAAACTGCGTGTGGCTTCCGCGATCTCCGCTTCCTCTTCGGATGCCTCAAGCTGCTTGTCTTTGATCTCGAGGATGGCGAGCTCGTGCTCCAAGGTTCGACGCCGCGTGTCGTCGAACTCTCGCGCAATCTCATTGCGCTTCGCCATGATTGCATTCTGGCGCTCAAAGGCCTGTATGTCTGCTTCATCGAACGCCATGACCGCAGGACCAGTCGACCGAGACCGGCCACCGCCGCCGCCGCCGCCTCCGCCACCATCACCACCAACGAACATTCCTTCCTCAACGCCAAACTCAAACCCTTGCTCAGGAGCGTTCGGGATTTTAGTTCTGGATGGCCCGGTGGTATCACCTGCGCCCTGTGCGACGCCGCTTGCAATGCCCGTCTGTAGAAAGTCAACGAACCGACCTTCCTCAAGGGCAGTTAGCGCTTTTTGCCGGAGCAGTTCTGAGGCCTTGGTCCTCGCATTCCCCGCCAGCAGAACTGAGCCAGCACCCTTAATGAAAAGCCCGATGTTGGACGTCGCAACTCGCGCCTCGGTCGCAAGGTTCTTAAATGCACCCTGTATGTCTTCGAGAACCTTGGTGGTGTCGCCAAGCCCAACGATAGCAAGACCCATGTCGAGGATGGCCATAGCCGCGTCGCCCACAGCCGCAGCGGTGTTTTTGGTTTCTTCGGTTAATGATTTGGTTTTTTCCTCAAGCCCAGCATTCGCCTCGGCTGCGCCTTCGTATTGTCCGGTAAGGGCCTCTACCGCCAGCTCCGTGGCAAGCGTCGTGTCCTCAAGCTTGGTCAGTTGACTGGTAAACTCTTTCGACAGCCCGGAAAGGTTCTTAAGCTCTTCAAATTCGCCTTTTCGGGCCTTTGCCAGAAACTCAGTCGCACGAGACAGCTCAATGCTTTCTTGGCTCGCAATGTCATTGGCGAGCGCATAGTCCTTCATCGCCGTTTCAGCATCACCGCTGGCACCGATGAGGCGACGGATGGCATCAGTGCCTTCCACCGTCGACACGCCGAACTTGTTTTGCGTTTCATTGACAAGCGCTTGAGCGGCGGCGAGTTCCTTGGCGGATGCGCCTGCGGTTTTGAACGCCGTCTCGAGTCTGCCGGTTGCGGCCTGCTGCTTGGCGAAAAGCTGAATGGATTTCGCGAGGCCCGCCGCGACGAGCGTTAGCCCGGTCGCAAGCGCCTGCATCGATACGCCGAGCTTATTGCTTTTCTTCTCGAGCTTGTCCGCGCCGCGACTGGCTTTCTCCGATGAATCAGCAATCTGGTCGAGCTTCCGGTCCGCATCGCCGGTGACGTCGACTTCAATCTCGTGTCTTTCGTCGGCCATGTCAGTCCCCCATCACGCGCGAGTAGATGTCATCGTACTCTTGATAGTCCTGCTCGGCTTTCGCGCGCTGTTGGTACGGTACCGCGTCGCCTTTCGCCTTAATGCTCGCTGCGTCCGCACGTGCCTGGTAGACATACCACGGCAGATCCCAGCACTCGGTGATAAGGTCCCAGTTCCATTGCGCCATGATGTCGGCGAGAACGGGCCGCTCGAATGCAAATCGACATCGGGGATGGTCGTCGATGTCCGGTCGGGTGCACGCCGGACAATCGCAGGCCGTATCGAAATAGGGATCGTATTCGTCAGCACGATGGATGATGTTCAACACTGCGCGCATCCCCTCCACCGCCTCGAGTGGGGCTGCACCGCCCGCGCCAATCTCCGCACACAACGCCATCACGCCCTCAAAGCCGATATGCTCAAAGGCCGTATCAATGTCGGTGTCAGCGAACGCAGGCGCCAGCGTAACGCGATCTTTGGCGTACTCCACCAGATGCTCGAGACCACGATCACCCGCCTCGACGGGGCCGAAGACTTCGACGTAGTAGTGCACGCGCTCGCGCACCAGTGTGAGGCGGCGGACCTGAAATTTAATCTCGAGGTCCGCCGCGCCCTGCATCGGGATGGCGACGGTGTCAGTCATCACGCACCCGCCTGGTACGTGATGGTGAGTTCGTTGTCGCCGAACGGGTCGCTCGAGTAGTCGCCGTTCAAAAAGAAAGTCAGGTCAGTGGCGGCGATACCTCCAACGTTGGTGCGCTGAGGCGGTCCAAGCTGAATGTTCGGGGCGTTGAACGTGATGTCATTCGTGCCGTCGTCGAGGCTCACGACCAGCGCGGCCTCAGTCGATGCCTTCCACTTGGTCAGCATGTCCTCATAGGCTGTAGCGCCGTCGATGAGTTGGAAGCTTCCGTTGGCTCGCGTGTTGCCCTCTCGAACGTTGATGATCTTCGATGCGGCCTGACTGGCCGTCATCAACTCGACGGGAGTCGAGGTCATCGCGCAGTCGAGCGACAAATTGTTCACCGGATACGTGGTGCCGCCGACGGTGAACGTAATCGATCGGCAAATGGTGCGGTCGGCATCGTCGCGGCTTGCAGTCCCCGTGTAGGTGATGCTCGAGCCAGACGAATCAAGCGCCGGCTCCGAGCTCGAATCGAAAAATGCGAGGTCGTCGGACCAGTCATTGTTGGACGCGCCGAGCATCGTCGTGCTGTACGTCGCCTCTTGCTTGACCGCGAAGTTGAAGCTGATATTGCCTCGACCGCCCGTCAGGAACATCAGACGATGTTTGCCGTCCTCTGCATTGCGCACGTAGTAGTACACGGACGCGGAGTTGCTGTTGGTCGTCTGCAACGTGTAGACGGCGCTCGTGGCATCAGTCACCGCCTCGGTAAAGTTGCAGGCTTTCAAGACCCAGTCGTAGTACGGCGTCTCGTTGCCCGAGGTCCCGCCGCGCCACGCTTTGAGCGGGGCGGAGAACTCGAGGCTGTTGTGGTCCGGGATCATCGTGTGAGCGACGCCCGAGATGCTGGCGCGCAATCGCGACGGAGTAAACTGCTCGTCAACGCGCTGCATGTTCACGCCTTCGTTGACCGCCAGATACGTGATGTCTTCGTTTGCGGTCAACGCCGCGCCAACGGCATCAGTGTTGTAGGTGGTTTCGCTGGCGCCGACGAGCACGCCTTTGTCGAATAGCATGAGGCTCATGGTGTTCTCTCCTTAGCAGGTCTGTATGATAACTTCTTGGGTGACTCGAGCCCGCACGGTAGCAAGCGCCACAAGCCCCTCGATGTCCGCCGTGGGATCTACCTCGGCAAAGTCTGAAATAATGTCAACGCGTTCAATCGCGGTACCGAATGTGATGTTCTCTCGCAAACACCGCATCACCGCGCCGTTGTACAAGTCGCTGCGCAACGCCAGCACGTCCTCGACTTCCTCGAGTGTCTTGCCGTAGTACTCAATCGGCTCCCACGATGTGAGGATATGGGCGGTCACAATAGTGACTTCCATTGCACGTAGCTCACTGAACTCGGTTGCACTTCCGGTATACGGTTGAATGATGTTCGTGGGCCTTGACTGGTAGACCGCCTGACACGCCTCGTGGTTCCGCGTCGACATGTACTGGAACAACGTTCGCCGGTTCTGCGTGTCGTACCACTCCGAGGGTGCAACGATGCCGAGTTGCGCCACCCCCGCCGCGCTCACCGCCGACTCGAGTTGAGTCTTGAGGTTGTTGCGTAGCGTCTGGCGAATTTCGCCTTTGGCACTGGTTGTCGCGAGGCGCTCGGCGATGCTCAAAACGTGTCACCCCGCAGAATGTAACGGCCAATCTTCTCGGCGATACGCTCAAGCGTGGCTCGAGGTAGCCTCATGTGTGACTGCTGCCCCGTGCGCATCCGATGGATGGCGTGAGCTTCGCTGTAGGGAACCTTGGTGCCGAAGACGAAAGACTTCGGGCGCACTTCCCAGATGTGATCGGGATGCACCGCCGACTCGAGTGAGTCGTCCAGCCGCCCACTGTCTTCGTCGACTCGAGTTGTGCGCTGCCACGACAACAGCTCGGCGTGGACTTCGCGAGCAACGGGCCGCATGGTGCGCGCCCGCTCCTGCATGTCACGCAGATTCTGTGTCAGTCGTTGCAGGCCCATCGATAACCTCGAGGTGAGGGCACGGCAGCCATTCTGCCGGTGCCTCGAATTCTTCGTTTCTTTCCTTCCATTCGTCGTCCGCTGACTTGCGCCAGCGCGTCTTAGCTTTCACGCGTACCGTTTCAGAACTCATATTTGATCCCCTCGAACTCGCTCGCGGTTTTGTCGGCGGCGGTCGAGACGTTGGAGAGTGCGCGCGTGCGTCGCTTGGTGAAAACCTTCGGGCGGTTTGTGTATCGGTCCCGCAGGCTCTCCCAATCGACTCGAGCTCGCTCAAGCCGCTGGTCGCTAACGCCCGGCACCTTCTGCATGGCCGCATAGACCGCGCCTTTGATGACGGCCTCTTGCACCTGTGCGGTGGTGTCGTCGTCGAGGTCGGTCGGGTCGAGCCCCGAGTTTTCCAGCACGCCCGACATCTGACTTGCCGCGTCCTCAATAAACGCCGTGATGTCCGATTCGGACAGCGGCCTCGAGGTAGCGGTTACGCTGGTGATCGGCAGATACGTCAGCACCGCCGCCGTGGTTACGCTGTAGGTCTGCACCGCCATCAGATGGCCTCCTGTAGACGCGAGACGAGCACGTCCTTAGCGCCGTAGACGGGCAAGCCGCGCGCTTCGAGCTTGTCGCGGAGTTCGGCGTTCGTCAGTTGTTTCAGACCGGTGTCGACCTCGGAGACGTGTGAAGTGAAGAACGCGATCAGCTGGTCGTCGTCGCCATTGAGCGCCTCGAGGATATCAAGCCAGCGCTGCTTCGCGCCTTGGTCTTGCTCGGCTCGAGCTTCTCGCTCGACGAATCGCGTAAAGTTCTGCGCGTAGTAGCGCGGTCGCTCCTGCAAATCGTCGAGAAATGTCTCCAATGGCATCATCTGTTTGACCATTCCCGGCCGCTTCTGGAAAAGGTCCCACCGCACTTCCGTTGGTTGGAAGGGGTGGACCTTCTCCATGTCGGCGTAGACCGCCGTGTGACTTGTCCAAACTACTTTGAGGGTATGCATCGTTGTTATCTCGCGGATGACTTGTTGGTTTAGCTGACGACCGAAGTGATGACGCAGCCCATTGCCTGGTGAGGCCGGACGACGTCGACGCGACGGGTGTATCGGATGAGTTCAGTCTCATCGATCTCATCGCGCTGGGTCGCAGCAGCAGGCGAACCGTGCTCGGTGAGAATGAGGTCACGTTGGTGACCGACCCACGCCAGCCCGTTGTACGCGTACGTCAGCGTCACGGAATCGGCGGGGTTTGCCGAGTTGTAGAGGTTGGATCCGATGACGACCTGACGGACGTGAGGGAACCACGCCCGGATGAGCTGGGCGATCTCGCCCGGGCCCACTGCGCCTGCGTCGAAATTGGCGGTTCTCGAGATGAACTCCGAGTTGAGCGCCAGCGCCTGTGCCACATCTCGACCGATGACAACGATGTCGCCATCGCCAGACTTGTCGAACGCGTCTTGCATGTCGGCGATCGGCGTACCGCTTGAGGTATCCCATGCGTTTGCAGCGGCCTCAGTGGCGTTGAGGGTCGTGCTCTTGAGCACAGTGTCGGTGTACAGGTCGAGCTTGAGGTTCGCTCGCCGGACGCAAAGGTCGGCGGCTCGCTCGAGAATGTCGTAGTTGTAGCTACGCCCGTAGCTGGTGCGCACGCCGTCGGGAATCTGCGCGAGGCCGACAGCCTTCTCGCAGTTGTACGACGTGGTGCTGAACGACATCAGCTCGGTGCGAGGCGATGCGCCCTCGGCGAGCAGTGCGTTGCTATCGCCGCGCGCGAGTCCGCCTTCGAGCCCTTCCGTGGGAAGCTTGCCCGAGATGTTCGGCACGTCGATTCGCGTACCGACCTGGTCGATGAGTGAGGTGACGTTCGATTCAAGACCCAGAAAGGTCTGGTCGAGTACGAGCTGAGGAATGCCCCCAGCGGTGAGTGAATTGCCCATGTGTTACTCCTTGCCGGTCATCCCGGCGTTAGATTATGCCGTGGCCGTAGACTGCTGCGGGCCGTAGATGTAGACCTGCACGATGTCGTCAGTTGCGGGCGAATCTTCGAGCGCGACGGCGAACGAATAGGCGCCAGCGGCTTCGTCAAACGTGTCGACTTCACCGGAGGCGATGCCCATCAGGGGCTCACCGGCAGCAACGGCGGCATCGGTGGCGACCGCGTAGGTGCGCCCAGCGATGGCGATGTTGACTTTCTCGCCCGAGGCAGCGGCTTCGAGCGCGATGCCAAACGGGGTGTCGGTTTTGGCCGTGGTGACTTCTGCGTCTCCATCGGCTGCGAGGTAGACGACGGCGAATTTGGTAATGGCTCCGCCTGCCGTCTTCGATACTGAGTAGTACTGGTTCATGATTCCTTACTCCGAAATGAGGTGAGGGTAGTTGGTCTCGATGTACTCGAGAGTCGCGCGACCGGGCTTGATGCCTCGCTCGGCGCACTCCGCGTACACCTGCTTTTTCGATTTGCGGGTGGCGCTCGAGCCGGTAAAGCCGCGTTCGCTCAGGTCGGCTTTCTTCGGCCCGATGTGTTTGGCTGCGAGCTGGTAGGCGCCGGGGCTCTTGAGCGAAAGCTCGGCCATTTCATCGAGCGCTTCACCCGACAGTCCGAGGTCACGCTCAACACGAAGTCGCGCGTTTTCCTTCTCCAGCGAAGCGAGGCGCGCGTGGAATTCGTTGGTTTCGCTCATGTCTTCGTGCTCCTCCATGTCTTCTTTCTCGCCCATGTACTCGGCAAGTTTGGTTTCCATCGCCTCGACACGTTCCATCATGTTGTCGAGAGCTCCGTCGACGACTTTTTGAACGAGCTTCTCGAGCTCCATGTCGTCCTCAAGCATTTCTTCTTTGTCTTCTGGCATGTTCTGCTCCTGTGATTGCGTCGGTTGTTCCGACAGAATGAAACCGCTTTCGTGTAGCGAGTAGTGCATACGCGGCTGGGTAAGGTTCTTGAGGTGAGGAACACTCACCATGCTGACTTCGCGCAACACGTTGCGCATTTCCTCACCGGAGTGGGGATGGGTGAATTCTTTCCAGATGCTGGGCGAAATGTTTTCTCGGTATCCGGCCTCCCACTCTTCCTTAACGCCTGCCGCCAACTCGAGGTCGACGAACACGCCGTCATCAGTGGAGTAGAGCCGCAACACCTTGCCGTAGATGCGACCGTCTTCTGCGCGCCCGTGCTCCGCGAGAACCGGAGGCCGGTAGCCGTCCTCGGTAAGCTTCGTCCAACTCGACTCGAGGTCAGCGACGAACGCTTCATCAACAACAAAGTCGCCGTTGGGATGCACAACCGACGTCCCCATCTTGAAGATCTGGACGCCTTCCAGCACATCGGACTCAGCAAGTTCAAACGCCGTTCTAAGATGCGGACTGCACAACTCGAATCCCTCGACCGACGCGCGGTTGCATTGGTTGCACTTACTCGCCATCTTCGGCCTCCTGTGCGGCTTCGGCTTCTTGACGTGCAGCCTGTGAAGCTGCGGTGCCGCTCGCCGGGTTTACAATTTCGTCGGCCTCTTCGGGTGTGAGCAAAAACGCCTTTTGAAGAATTCTAGAAGCTGACGAAGCGGGCAGCTGACCGGCTGCAACCTGCTGCACTACCGTGACCATTGAGGTCACCTGCGCGCCGTTTAGCGCAGTGTCTGAAACCTTTTGGCCTGGGCCTGCCGGTGCACCCTCTGCGGTTGGCTCAGGCGCAACTTCTTTCGGTTCGTCCACGTCGACTCCGAGTTCGTTAAACACGGCCTTTTTGATTTCGGGGATTTGCATCCATGCCGAGTTTGGCATCAATTTATTGACGTCCTCAAGCCAGCGTGACGCGTCTTTGAGGCCGTCGACGCGGTAGCGCAGGCACGGGTATTCGGGCAGGTCGCCGAGGTACTTGCGGCCAAGCGGCTTGAGGATGGTTTCGTTGATGGCTTCGGCGATGCGCCGCGCGTAGTACGGAGCAGACCGCAGGAAATCCCGCTCTTTCTGCTCGCCCAGCGCGTAGGAACCGACCATCGATTGCAGGCCCAACAGCGCGCCCTCGTTGGAGAACGCCGAGGTAATCATCTGGTCGCAATAGCGGATAAGGTCGAGGAGGTCTGGCATCGTGCCGGGGGGTCCTAGAATCTCCGCCATCAGCCCATCGGGCATCTCAATCGTTGGCGCCTCGGCCGCGCGCATCGACTGGTAGACCTTGCGCAGGTCGGAGCGTCGGTCATCGTCGGACGGTGCGCCCATGATGCCGTCGCTGTACGCCGGGTCACTGCGAATCTGAGTGATGGGGACGCCGTACTTCTCCGCCGCAATGCCCGCAATCTGCGCGAGGATACGCTTCATCTTGATCCAGTGAATCGCCGGACGGATGGGCGGGATGCCCTCGAAGTTGTTGCCGCGCGCGTTTAGGTTGCAGTTCAAGAAACGACGGTCAGTAACATCGCCGCCGGTCGCCGGAAGCGTGTAGTAGTCGGGTGAGTCGCCGCCGGTTGCGAATTGGACCGCCAGCAGCTCGGAGGCGCGGTCGTCGAGTATCCAATCCTCGACCGTGTTCTGCTCTCGGAATGCTAGCTTGCGAGGGTAGACGCGCCCGCTCACTTCGTCCTCAGCCCACACGATTTCAAACGGTGAAAAGCCGAAGACGAGGAAACTGGCCGCGTGCTCTACAAATCGATTCCACCCGCCCGCAATGTTGCGGAGCTTGGAATTGTAGAAGTCCACATGCTCTTGCACTTCGTCGGCGCGGTCTTCGGGCACGGAGTCCGGTTTGTGGATCTCCCACGTGCCTGCGACCAGCAGCTCGGTATATGACTGCACGGAATCGAGGATGAGCGGCTCGCCACGGTAATACTCTTCGTACAGCCGTGGATTGCCGTAGGAACCTCGAGCCAGGTAAGGCCTGTATTTGTTGGTGGGTTCAATTGCGATTTCATCGTTGTAAAATCGCGTGCCGGGAACTCCAATTTCTTCTTGGAGTTCGGCCATCTCGACGGCATTGTTCGGCCCAAAGACCTTCCGCAAGGGCGCGGGGTCGGACGGAATGGCACATTCTACGCCATACTTTTTGGCGAGCGCGTCGAGATTCATAAAGTGCGGGCTGCGCAACGTCATCACGACGTGACATGACCCTATAGGGTTTACGTATAACCTGAGTCGTACGATACAGCAGTATCATCATAGTGTCAAAACACAACAAGTTCTGTTATCGTGCATAAGAACTTTTCTCCTGCGAGACAACAACGGAGGACTCGTGGCCGAAGATACCGATAGATGCCAAGCATTGACGCAAGCGGGCCACCGCTGCAAAAGACCCGCTCGAGAAGGCGAGGTTTTGTGCTGGGCGCATCTGCAAAAACAAGAGCCCGACAAGCTTAGAGCGTCAAACTCCGAGCTGGTAAAACTCATCGACCAATTCGACAGCGCTGATTATGATTCGGTGACGCCGGAAATTGCGATGAATTTCTTCGTCGGTTGCTTCCTCGGGCAGATCAAAGAATGGAAATCGCCGGGGGGCGACGCGCCGATGATGGAGGTCCCGCTCTCAGCAAAAGACCGCATCGCCGCTGCTAACGCATTCCTCGCTCGCTACCCGCAAGTGTACGGCGACGGGGAGACTGACCCGCACGCTGCCATCGAAGCGCTTAAGACCGCGCTCTCGTGAAGCCGTGGGCCTACATCTGGCAGTGGCTGAGGCCGTATCAGCGCGACATCGTCCTTGATGCGTCTCGGTACATTGTCATCAACAAGTCTAGACGTATCGGCATCTCGGATGCTTCGGGCTTAAAGGCCGTGCTGATTGCGTCGGGTATCTACCAGGAGGTGCTATGCCATGCATTTGACGTTGATCCCATCGTTCCCCACAACGTCAACGTCGTCAGTAAAGACGAGTTGGCCGCAAAGGAGGTGATCAAGTACGCGAAGAAATGGGTGCATGCGCTGCGTCGTGTGCCTGAGCTTCGCGGATATCTGGAAAACGGCAGCGAGTGGAGCAAGAGCGCGATCGATTTTGCGCATACCGGTTTTGAAATCCGAGCTCACACGCAGTCTGAAAACGCAGCACGCTCCGCCACCGGGCACCTGGTGCTTGATGAGGCCGCGCACTACGCCGAATACGAAGGCATTGAGCGCGGTGCAGTGCCCTCCATCGATTCCATGCCGGGTCTAACGCTTACTCGAGTGTCGACGCCCAACGGCACCACGGGTCGGGGCGAGCTGTTCTACCGCATCTGTGAATTTCCCGACGAGTGGCCGCAGTATTCGCGCCACCGCATCACGATCTTCGACGCGGTTGAGCAAGGTATGCCAGTCAACGTCGAAGAGATTCGAGCTCGCGCACCGAGCGAGGACATCTTCCAACAGGAGTACAACTGCAGTTTCCTCGGCGCCGGCCAGAACTACTTCGCCGCATCGCTCTTGAAGCGAGCCACTGAGCCGCGTGTGGGCAACGTGGAGGCGGTCTACATGGGCATCGATGTGGCCAGCGTCGTTGACCTTACTGCAGTTAGCGTGTGGCGTGTCGTCGATAACAGACCTTGGTTGTGCGAACGCTACCTCATCAGTGGCGTGCCGTACGCGTCAGCACCGGGCATCATCGGGCAGGACAAGGTACTCGGCGCACTCATTCGGCATCACCGTCCCGCGCGGACCTGCATCGATGCCACCGGTGACACCTCCACCATCATGACCGGCCTGCACTCGGCGTCACTTCCCACGCAGATCGTGGCGCGACACGTCAAGCGCGAGTGGAAGGAGAAGACCGTTCCAGCGTTCAAGGGGGCATTTGAGCGGGGGCAAGTGCTGATTGACGCCAACGCTGCCACGTACCAGTACGACAAGACTCGAGCCAGCCGCGCCGGAGCTGTCGATGTGGAAACGTGCTTCGGTCAGATGCGCCGCGACCCGCTGGTCCGTGACTTTGAGCGCGTACACAAGCGGCTGACGCCGGGAGGGGCCACGACATACGACACCACCCGCGACGGCGATGGCCACGGGGATCTATTCTGGTCGTCAATTCTGGGCTGGACGATGGCGCTAGGCGGCACGCGGCGCATCGCAGACGGCGCTGTGCACCACCTCGGCGGGCTGAGTCAGGATCTGGGCGGATGGTAACCGTCGTTTTAGCAGGCGTCGTCTAAGGGGTTTCCATGCAGCTCCCTGCCAACGGTCTCGTAGAGGTCAATGAGGTTGTCTTTGCTCAGTTTGAATTGCTAATCCCATCCGAGCCCGACGCGTATATCGACGCCGAGGATATAGCCGTCGTGGCCGTCGTCCTCA